ATGAATAAGCCTTTTTACAAGGGGCGTCTGTCCATCAACAAGGAAAAATCCTCCCCCTACTGGATGGTGACATTTCAGGGGCCGGACGGCAAGATGAAGCGCCGTTCCACGAAAGTTCCTGTGAATGGCGGAGAATTTGAAGGAGACCGCATCACGGCTAAACTGGCGGAACGTATCGCCTACCAGCGAGGCGTGCAGATAGCCTGCGCGGAGGCGGAAAACCATCAATCATACAACAACACCTCCGTGCGTGCCTGGTGTGATGGATTTGTAGGGCGCAAGGCAGCTCTTGTCTCCGAGCAGACGGCCTACAACGCCAGAACCGCCTGCAAGCATTTTTACGAGTATCTGGGAGCGCGGGCGAACGCCCCGCTTCGCCTGATCACCAAAGCGGACATCAAAGGCTTTGTGGCGGCTCGCCGCGAACTGGTGCGGCAGAAGACTGTATACAAGGATATGTCCGTTCTATCCCAGGCATTCGCGGACGCCGTGGATTCGGAAGTAATTGACCGCAACCCGTGCGCCGGCGTTTCCATTCCCCCGGACCGCGCGGGCGAGAAGCTGCACAAGGAAGCGTTCACCATGGACGAAATCCGCTACATGATTGAGCATTTCCCGCCCCTGTGGAGTTCTGCGGTCCGCTGCTCGTTTGAAACCTTCGGGCAGAGGCTGGGGGACATTCTGCGCCTCAACTGGAATCAGTTTGACTGGGAGCGCCGCGTCGTTCGCTTTGAAACGGGCAAGACGGGGCGCTGGATGGACCAGCCCATGAGGGAGGGCTTTTACCAATGGGCCCTTGCCCGCTGGAAGGAAGCGGGGGAACCGGCGGACGCATTGCTTCACGCGCCCCTGCTGGCTTTGGGGGATGGAGCTTCCGCCCAGTTCGGCTTTCTATTGCGCACCCATGGTATCGGCGTGGTGCATGGAGCGGCCGGCGGCCGCAGACGGAGGATGAACAGCAAGTCATTCCACAGCATCAGGGCGACGGCCGCCACGTTGTTGCAGGCATCAGGCGTATCGCAGGGGCTGGCCATGGAGCTGGTGGGGCATGATTCTTCCGCCGTGCATAGCGTGTACATCCGCCCCTCCGCAGAACAGCTGCGGTCCGCTGCGGAATCCCTGCCGGAACTTCTGCCTTAAAAAAGCCCTGCTCCTAAAAAGGAAACAGGGCTTGCTGGAAAAGCAATATCTGCTTACGCGCCCATCAGCCGCATATACTTGGCCCTCACCTCGGCAAAGCGCGGATGGTCGCAATCGTGGAACGCCGAATAATCCGGATGTTCCGGATCGTGCATCATGCGCTGGGCTTCACCGCGGGCCTGCTGTTCCTGCCGTCCGGGGGGCGCCGGAAGAGCCGGCTCGTCCAGAATCCGGCCTACTGCATCCAGAATCCTGTACATGGCCGGATGATCGGCAATGCCCATCTCATTAAACACGCTCTGGTCGATACCGGCCATACGGCACAACCTCCCAGCCATTTGAACGGCGCGCATCTGGCGGGCGTCGCTGTCCCGTCCCCACTCTCCATCCAGCTGTTTCCATGCCTCTTCCATAGCGGCATTCTGCGCTTGCTGCTGTTCGGCCGCTTTGGCCGCCAGACGCGCATCCATATCCTTAATAAACGCGGAAAGCCCTGCGACAGGAAGCCCGTGGGCCTTGCCGGTCTCGGTCAGCAAATGCTGCAGCGTCTCGTCGCCGGAAAACGTATCATCGAACGTCAACACGTAATCCCCCTGGGAAGGCGGGTCTCCCTGCGGAGAACCCGGATCCGAGGGGGGAGGGATGGCCGGCTGCTCATCGTTCGCCGGAGTTGGCTCCGGTGCAGGATTAGCCAGGCTGGGACGTCCGGAAGAGGAAGGAGGAGCGGAACCACCACCGTTACCTCCTCCATTCTCCGGGGCCTCTTCAAAAAGAAATCGGTTATGGTACAACTTAAATAAAATCATGGTATTTCTTCTATAGTCTCTTCTTCTGGTTTGTAATGATTGCCAATAACCGCTTCGATGAACAAAACCACCTCGCGGTAGGCGTCTCGACGCATAGCGTCAAGGGGGTCGTAAGAACCTGCCTTCCCCTGGAAACAGGGAAGATCGGTCTGGAAATGCCTCTTCAGCTCCGCCAGAACTTCCGGATTCCTGAATGCTTCCCGGAAAATCCTTCTGCGGCGCTTCATGCACTGTTCGTACTCATTTATGGGATCCGTCTTCATGTCGTTTGTAAAGCCTGCTGGGCCTGGGCATTATTCCTGTTAGCCACGGAGGACTGTTCGGCAAGGGCTGCCTGCATGGCCGCTTCCTGCTGATTCCTCCTTTCAGTCTCCTTCTTCTTCACCTCATCCTCCGAAGCCTTGCACTCCATCGGGGCACCCTTGGAATCGTAAATCAATTCCCCGGCCTTATTGAGATTCACAATATCCAGCAGCTCCGGCCGGCCGGTCATCTGGGACAAAGTGCCGATAGACTCAAGAGCCGTCATCAAGCCGTCCGTCTGTGTACGTGCAATCGCCTGGGCGATCTTCCCCATGAACTGAACCTGGGGGACGGCCAGGCGTGTAGGAGCGCCCCGCCGGTTGACCTCAAACACGCCCTGAACCGGCTCCGGAAGCTTCCCGGCACGGTACAACAGGGCCATAATACGCTGGCACATCACCCTGAAATCGCTCACGAACAACGTGAAAGAAGGCGTAAAGCCAAGCACCTTCTCGGCTTCCCTGGCAGCCACCTCCGTGGCCGTCATCTGGCGGTCGATTCGGGAAACGGTTTCCAGCATGGGAACGTAGAAAGCCTCTTCAATCTTGGCGTACAGCCCTCGCAGGTATTCCAGCCCAATATCATACTGCCCTTGTGTGCCCCATTCGCGCGGCAAGCCAAGTTCCGCCGCTTCCGGAGAAATGACGGTTTGGCCTCCGGCGCGCAAATCCACCTCCCCATACTGCTTTGCCAGCAGGAAAAGCCTCGGATAAGCCTTTGTCTGTCCCAGCGTGTAAAGAATCTTCTCCATGTCGATAGCCATGCGGATCGTGCGCCGCGCGAACCATGCCGGTCCCACCCCGTAGGGGCTGTCTCCCCAGCGCAGAAAGCGCGTCACCAGAAACGGAAATTCGAAAAAACCGCTCTCAAACACAATCTTCTTATCGTCCAACGAAATAATGACGTCCTTCCACGCTCTCTTGCCAGGCGGCACATGGTCGGACAACAGCTTGCCCTGCGGGTTAGGCAGGACGCATTGCACAAACTCGAAAGAATCCGTATAGCGTCTCCTGGCATCCTTGAGCGCTCTCCGCACTTTTGGGCCCAGAGCCTCCTCCTTCCACTTCTGCGCCGCCTGGTGAGCCGTCAGCCGGAACCAGCGCACCAGCGTATCAACATCCCCTGACTCCGACTCCGCGATAGCGTAAGTTCCCGTGGGAATGTGCCGGAAAATCAGCTGCCTGTTAATATTCATCTCGGCAAACATGCAGCCGGTTCCCGTCAGGCAGCGATCAAGGTAAACCTCATGAATCACTGAATAAAAATTGGAAACGGCAAGTTCCCGCTCCATCACCTCCGTAACCTTGCTGTACCAATCATTCAAAGCCTGATTCCCATCCTTATTAAAACCTACCGGGCGCAAGGTAAACCAGCGCCTGTCCAAAGGCGTAATATAAGTCAAATGGGCGGATGCCAGCTTCTTCAGGCTGTTATTGGCGACGTCGCTATGCTCCAATCCGCCGCTGTGATCAGGTACGCGGTCGGGATAAGCGTTGCCCGTAGCCCTGGGCATGATAATACGGCGCATTTCATCCCAGCCGCCTTCAAAAGCGGCGCGTTCCGTGCGCAGATTATCTGCCAGGGAAATGTAATCGCGTACCTCCATGGCTGCTATCCCAGGGTTTTGCGCAACGTGGACAAACCGCCGGACAGATTCGGATTATTCACCGTATCGGACAGCTTCAACCTGCGCTTACTTTTGGTCTGAACATCCTCCGAAGCATCGGAAACAGACTTCTCCGTAGCCGTCGGATTCAGCGGCTCTTCTACTACCGGCGGAGCCGGAGCCTGTGTCACTTTAGGTTTGAAAATAGATCCCATAACAACTAATGATGAAAACAACTAAACAAGCTCCTGCGCCACGCTGAACGCATCGTCGCAGCGGTTCAGCCAGCCCTTCCCGAAGGTTGAAAACTGCTTGCACGAACGGTAAAACGCCTGACGCTTCTCCTGCAGGGCGATAAGGAACACCGCTTCACCCGTAGCGGCCAGCTGGTCCTGCAACTCCTGCCGGGTCCTGGGGCCGACAATCCCGTCCACCACAAGCCCGGCGCCGTGGATGTTCAATGCACGTTGTAGGATCTTCCCGGTATTCCTGCTCCCGGAATTGAAATAATGGTCCCGCAGGATGAATTCAACGCCAGGAAAAGCGTCGGAACCCAGCCAGGAACGCACGGCGGCGGTATTATCCAGGACGTACTGGAGACAACCTTCCCAGGCCTCTTCACGTCTTCCGGCATCCAGCAGGGCCTTCAATCTGTTAAACACGGCCGGTTCAATACCGTCGCAAATGCCGCAAATCTCCCACTTGCCGCCCTTGTCGGCGGCGGGAAGGCGGGAAACGCGCAGGGAATCTGGCCCGGTGACGCGGCTGTCTTCAAACCGGAGGATAGCCGCAGCCATCTTTCTTTCTGTAGTATTCATTCGTTCAGATTGTCGATAAGTTGCACAAGCCGCTTGCCTTCCACGGTGTAGCAATGACACTTGGCATGCAAATGCCACTCATTAAATTGAGCCAGGAAAAAAGCGGCGTCTCTTTCGGTAAGAAAAATTTTCATCCACTGCTCCTTTCCGGGTTCGTCCACAATGAGTATGTACAGGGTAGGCATGCGGAAACTATTGATTATTAACTAAAGGGAACTTGTAAGAAAAACTTTACAGTTGGTCAGCGTTCCGCACATCGGAGGAACACAAGGCGCGCAATGGGGAAACAGAACGCGGCAATGCTTGCAGCCGTGTCTCCGCAGGCGGCAAAAACGCCGGGCCGCTGCCCCCCATCAGCGGCAAAAGAACGGAAGGATTCAGAAGCTTATTCACCGCTACGGCCTCCTCTCTGATGTTCCAGGGCGGAAAGCCGCCCGTCCATGGTACGCAGGATTTCCGCTGTTTTGGCGGCCGTCTCCGCCTGTGTAGCGGCAAGGGCGCGGAAATCGCAATACACGAACACGCACGCCGCGATGCCGATAAACATCACAATCGTATCCTTATATTCCCGCACAACGGCCAAATATTCTTTAAGGGGTTTGCACATGGCCTTATTTCTTGGAAGGGATGACTTGCACGACGGGCGGAACGTCCGTTTCCGGCTGGGCCTGGGAATAGGAGATATGCCCCTGCTCAATGACGAGGCAGGAGCCGTCTTTGCATACCTCGGTTCGGCCCGGCGTCACGTCCACGGAATGACCGCAGCCGGGTTGCGTCAGAATCCCCGCGGCAACCAGGGCCCCAATCACAGCTCCGGCAATGACTTTTGCCCAACTCTCCTTGATACCCCAACCGGTCAGGAGACCAGTCAGCCAACTCACTTTTTCTTTATTCGTGCTCATATTATTTAGTAGTGAAATGCTTGAAAAACTCCACGGCGGCGGGGTCCGTGATGATAAAAGCCGGGTAGTCGCGGGAAGTGAACACCCTGCGCCCGCCCTGCGGATTGACGGCCTCAACGGTCAAAGACACCGCATCAATCATTGTATAGGCACCATCCTCCGCAAGGGTCAGGACATCTTTTCCCAGCCGTGCCCACACCTGCACCGCCTGCCACGGTTCCGCCAGTCCTACCAGAGCGGACACGACGGCCTGCATGGCCGGGGCCTGATCCGCTGGAATTTCATTAGGGGCGTAGCGGGCTGTCCGGGTGTACCCTTCCGCGTCCTGATAGACAGCTGTCAGAGTGAATTCCTGCCATGTTCCAGGCTTCGGAAACTGAATTTGTATTTCTGCGTCGTTCATCATTAGAGAGGTATGTTAATGTCCACAAAATCAGCCGTTTCTTCGGCTTCAATATCGTTTCTTGCCAATGCTTCCAGCGCGTAATAAACGGGATTGATGTTGCCGGGCTGGTAGAGGGTGCGCACCGCAGACCCAACATGCATGTACACATCCCCGCTCGCGTTCCCCGGCAAATCAGTAACTATCGAACTAATCCCCAAGCCCGTTTCAAAGGCATTAACGCCGCGCACCGCCGCGATTTTATGCAGCTGCACCGTCTGCCCTCCGCCCGTCAGCAAATAGAGGCTGCCGTACGAAATATATTCGCTCTCGAATTTGTACTGGGTTCGTTGATGATAGATAATTTTATTAACGATTGAAGGTATAGGCTCGTTATGCGTCGCGGGCACAAAACTTGTAGTAGTTTTCACCCTCCACCCTGCCGCCTTGGAAAGAGCGTAAATCTCACGCACCTTGACCACGTAGCCCCCGCGGGTCGCATCCCGTACATTATCAAATGTGATGTCCAGAATTTCGCCGCTGTTGTGGGCCAGATTATTGCCAGGGATAATACTGTACGATCCCTGGGTTAAATCAGATCTTGTCGTTTTGCTGCCTCGTCCGATGCCTATGGTAATTTTGCCTGCGCCGAGTATGCGCCACGGAATGGAGAATCCCGCAAAGTTGGAATAATTATGTTGACCGTTAGGCCCTGTGAAGGGAAAGACAATCGTGCTGTGAGTCCCGGCAGGCACTCTAACCTGCGCATACTGGCCGGGAATGAGAGCGGTAGTTGCCGCCGTCCCTGTCGCCGTAATGCTGCCCGTGTTGAGGTAGGCGTGCTGGGAAAAAATGTCCGTCACTCCGGCCAAGCCTGCGGCATGCAGGCGGTTGACCGCGCCCGTATCCGTCGGCGCTCCCACGGCCAGCGGAATGTTGACGCCGCCATTGGCGTTAATAGCCCCCGCCGCCGTCAGACCTCCGGCCAGCGTCATGTTGCCGGAGGCGTCCACTTCTGGGATGGCCTCAAGGGCCTGCTGGGCCGCCGTCGCGGAGCTAGCCGCGCTGGTGGCCGCTGTCGTGGCATTAGTTGCCGCCGTATTGATGCGACCCTCCGCCTGATCTATAGCCTCTTTGGCGGTTTCGGCGCGCTGAACAAGGGGCGTGACCGCTCCCACCGCTTCCGTCTGCGCTGTCTGGACGGCTTGAACAGCGGTACTTTGCGCGCCGGCTATATTCTGCTGCGCGGTCTGTGAGGCACGTCCCACGGCAAGAACGGCATCGGCTTGCTTATCCTGAATGGCAGTAACAGCCTCATTCCTGGCTTCAACAATTTTCTTCTCCCCGTTGCTGACCGTTTCCGGCCAGGTGGCGGCCAGCGACTCCACAGCCGTTTTAGCGTCATTGGCGCTCTTGGCGTCACGGGCTGCGTTAGTTGAGGATGTGCCAGCAGCGGACGCAGAATCGGCGGCGGCCCTTTTGGAGGCCAAAGCGGAACCTGCATAGCCTTCCGCCTCTTCGGCCCGTGCAGCAGCGGTGGCTGCCGCGTCCGTTGCCGTCTTGGCTGCCTGGCTCGCCGTTTCCGCATTGGTGGAGGATGTGTTGGCATTCTGTTGCGCCTGTTGGGCCGCGATAATGGAGGCCGTGTTGGAAAGCCACTGTGCCTTGATCGTCTTACTTGCCTCAACAGGTATCGTAACACCCATTGCAGGAATATCGTACACCGTGGACGACTCAACAGGAGCCACAGAATCCACGGCCCCAATATAACCGGAAAACAGCCTCAAATCCTCTCCGGACTCATCCTGTGCATGAATGGCATACGGCCAGCGGCCAACAGGCAGGGCAGGAAAAGTAAGCTCCAAACAATGTTCTTGCTCGCCGTGTTCAATAACAACGGGCAAGTCTCCCTGTTCCGTCTTCACCACACCGGTGAAAGAAACTCCTGTTACCGGGAACGGAGATTGCGTCACATCCTCGAACAAAAGCCAGCCTATGCGCTTGGCATAGCCTGCCGTCGTGGACAAATGGCGCGTCATTCCCAGAAAATTTAACATGGCTCAATCATGAGCCACAAAACACGGGAAATGCAAGTTGGCGAGAATCAACGTTTTTATCCCTGCTTCACGGGAGGCTCAAAAGGCAGGGAGGACAGCAGGGTTATAAAATTCTCTCCTGCATCCACTTCCATCTTCTGCGGAGTGTATGCGCCATCCATCTTGTTAAGCTCGGCAATAGCGGCGATTTTTGAGGGCATCTTAAATTTCGCTCCGGTTTCGTCCATGGAAACCTCCTGACAGAGATCGGATGCGCTATCAACATTGCCGATGGGAGTTGTCACTACGCGGGACAACCATTCCATGCGCTGCTGCCTGGTCAGCACAGCAGACTTATCCAGTTGCTTATTCAATTCGTCAATCATTCGCAAAACTTCGCCATCTTTGGACAAACGGGATGCCGCCTTGCTGGCCGCGTCATTACTCATATCCTTGCGATTGTAAGCCTTACGATAGACGTCCGCCTTGGACAACTTTTCCGCAACCAGAAGCCTCGCAAACTCCTTCTTCTTCTCGGTCACTTTGGTCTTGTTATCCTTCCTTCTCATACCAATATTTTACCCTCCTGATTTTCAGCGCGTCAATTTGGTGAGAATCAATACTTCTTGCCCGGGATAATCAACCTGTTGGCTTTGAGTACTCAAGGCTCTCTAAAAAATCACGCCCCTGCCTGCTGATATAAAACACGCAAGGCCGTGTGCCGGTTCTGATCACGTCGCCGGCCTGCACCAGATAATCCAGCCGGTGAGACACATTGCTGGGATCCAAATGGCAACGGGTGGCAATCTCCCGCGACATCCTGCCCGGATGGTCTCGGATTTCCATCAGAATAAGCAGCTGCGACGGACTCACCTTCCGGTGTATAATGTTCCTCAATAGATTCTTATATTCCTGCTTCATTCGTCACCTCCTATTCCCATTTCCTCCCGCAGAGATGCAATTTCTGCCGCAGCGTCCACGACGTCCACAACGGGCCCTTCCGGCTGTTGCGGGGCTTGTTCTGTTTTCAGCTTCTTCCGAGCGGATGCCGGCTTCCAGCGTGTCTCTTTGGCCCAGCGTTCCGCGTGGGTGAGCACATCCCCGAAGCACTCCCAAAACTTCTTGCGGCTGTCCGGCCGCCAAAAAGCCTTATTGTTCCGGTCATGCGTCAAGCCGCTGGAGTAGTAGGCCTTGAGCATCTCCATGTCTCGTGGCGTTACCCGGCCCTGTGCGGACCGGTACGCCCCAAGCGCGGCTGCCTGCTCAACGGCAGTTGGCAAAGTCCGGGACCAGGACGGGTTGATTGCAAGGGTGGCAGCCATGAACCTGGCGGCACCAGGAGAAGCCCCCAGATCCGCGTGATTGTCGGCGCAGCGCATCCCCCGGACGTCGTTCAGTCTTTGGGCAGGCAGCACAGGAGCAGCGGGCGGATCGCTACAAACCACCGTGTTATTTCCCTCTGCATTGTTTTCTTGTTTATCCGTATACGTCTCCGTCTTCGACTTCGTCTCCGTATAAGCGGTGGAATTCCGTGGTTCACGGTGAATCACCGTGGTTTCCCGTGAACCACCGCAAATTACTGTATTGCACGGTGATTCACCGTCATCCGGAGGAAGCGGGAACCTGGGCTTACTCTGTCTGCGCTGCCCGAAATTGATGATCTGCACATAATCCTTGCCCCCAACACAGTATACCCTTACAAGCCCGGCTCCCTCCGTCTCGTGGAGGCAGTCTTGAATGTCCTGGTTACTGACTTTGTCAAGGTGCAGGGGAAATAAGCGAGTCCTCAATACCATGGGGCGAGCATCAAACAATCCGTAATCATCCGCTACCAGTAGGAGCCGATGAAAAAAGCACTCGGTGCGCCACGACAAAGCCGCTACCTTTTCCGAGTCGAGAAACCCTTCTCGTATCATGCGTGATGTTGCCATAATCAAAAAAGCGTCAGTTGGGGGTTGTAGTTCATAACCATTTAATAATGCAGTCTCTATTCATGCAATCCTCCTTTCCAAAATGGCTGCCTGCGCCGGGCTGATGTACTGCCACGACTGCGGCGGACGGGTCAGGCCGATGTCAGAGAGCGGCACTGTGGAAATCCTCACGGGGTCCTGGACGCCCCAGACATAGCAAGGCAGGTAATTCCGCAGGTGCTCTTCCGTCACGCAAGCTTGCTTCATGGTCCATTCTAAAATTCCCTTTGGGGGATATGGTCGAAGTCCAGCAGTGACAACTAAACGGCACTTGCCGATAATAGCCCGTTCCCCGTCCTTGCCGGATTCATAGATCCACAGTGTGACGTGTTCTCCGCGGGGGATGCGGGGTGCGTTTTTACGCAACTCCCATCTCTTTTCCCCGGACAGAATTTTCCCGGAGAAAGGCCGCCTGACGGATAAGAGGATGTTAATCATTGATCCCTCCTTTCAAACACGATTTCCACCTTGCCGGCGCGGGCCAGATCATAAACCCGGTCAATTCCCAGGCAACGCAGGGGGCCGTCGTCAATCTTCATGGCCTTGCACGCCCCGTCCTTATAATATTTACAGCGTGACAGGACATTATCATCATCGGGCGGGTCTCCCTTGAAATACCAGATTACCCGGTAGTGAGTGGGTACAAACTTCTGTCCTTTCAGGGCTTCCCAAGTGATTGCCCACGCCATCGTCCGGGCACGTTGTTTGGCAGACACCTTCTTCTTGTTTGCCACAACGGCCCCCCTCTGTGTGAGGGGAGTCTTGGCGTTGGGCGAAAGTTCCCGCGGCGTGTGGGGCAAGGTAATGGTCAGCGTGGTCATCATGCCGCACCTCCTTCCACTTCCTTCACGGATCCGTCAGAAACCTTCACTTCCGCGCATCCCGCCAGCGTCTTACGCAGCCAATCCTTGGACTCGGCCACCTTGGCGCCGGCATCCGCAGCCTTCCGCACGGAATGCACCAGCTTATCCAGATCGGTAATCCCTACCTTGCAGCAGGCCGCAAACGCCTGCGCCGTGATGTCGTCGGGGAACAAACCGTTGAGGATTTGAAACGCCGCCGCGGCATCCGTCACCGTAAACGCCTTCTTGCCGGGAGCCAGAACCAGACCGGGAATCTCCACCTCGGCCCGCAGATCCGCCTTCACCTTGGACTCCACGGATGCCGCCCACTTCTTCGCCAGTTTGGCAAGATCGTAGGCTTCCCTCCGTTTTTCGGGAGACCATTCCTCCCAGCCCGCCGTCAAATCCCCGGACGTCACCTGCACCAAAGCCAGCTTCACCGCCGGGCAGGAAGACTTGGCCCGGCAATACCGGCAAGCCTTCTCGCTGGGCTTCAACGGGGCGTGCTCATCCTGCGCCTGCTCAATGCAGGCCCGGAAAAACGCCCGCGCCTGCTCCACGCTCTCGCGGGTGTACCGGCAAACGGCAGGCTCCTTCCGGCTCGCGTAAGGCTGCAAAATGCACACAAACACCTCATCCGCATGGTACGCCTCGTGCCCATCCATCACCAGCACGGCCAGGGCGCTCAACTGCAAATTGCACTCCGCTGGAGAAACAGGAATGCGTCCAAATTTGTAATCCACCACAAAAGCCTTGCGGTCCCAAACAGCCACCATGTCCGGTTTCCCGGAAAACAGACGGTCCCGTTCAAATAGACGCACTTCCCGCACCGTCTGAACATCGATCCAGTTTTCTTTCATCCCCAAGTGCTTTTCACACAGGGCCTTTTCCATCTCGCGGCACCAGGCCACAGCCTCGGCGTCCTCCGGGTCTTCCGGCGTTGTCCCCTGTTCCATGCAGGCGTGCAGCATGGTGCCCATGGCGGCGTCGTCGCTCTCTTCGTCTATCGGGCATTTCCTTTCTGCATTCCAGCTTCCGGGGCAGAGGAAAAGCCGCTGCATCCCGCTCGCGCTGGGCAGACCCTGACGTTCGTCCTCGATGATCTCTGTATCAAACATAGTCAATCAGTAGTCAGGAGTTAATGCTCAAAAGAACCAAAGAAAGGCACATCCTCCGGCACATCCAGTCCGGGAATACCGTCTTCCGGCGCCGGTGCGGTTACAGGCGGCGGGGCCTGCGTCGTCCTGGGAGCTGCCTTTGGAGCGGGGGCAGATGCAGGAGTCTTCGGCAGGGAGGGTTCACGGGCGGGCTGGTCGTCATCCGGGAACACATCCTTCACCCGAACCATCCCGTCGGCAATGCTGTTAAACACCTTCCCCAGCTTCACCACCTCCGGCTTGGTCGTCTCCTCCAACTTGTGCCCCAAATTCGCCTCCAGCATCGCGCGGGAAACGCCGTACTCCCGGAACTTCGCCTCCAAAGACCGGATGATATCCGCCAGAGGCCGGGAATCGCCATTCTCCAGCGTCTTCCTGGTTGCAGCCAAAGCCTCTTCCGTCAACCAGCCGGGAAGCACCTGTAAAATGCAGGCGCGGATGCGGCGGGAAGCCATATTCGCGCATAACTCATACACGTCCCGTTCGCTCTCCAGGGCAACGCGCTTCATCACCTTCCTGCCCCCCTCATACTCGTTCTTGTCGCGGGTATGATTCACGGTAAAAGAAATCTCGCGGCGCACGTTAGTCTCCTTGTCAAAGCAGAAAGCCACGCACTCGGAGACCATGCAGCCCTTGCCGTCCGCACCCTTCGGATCCCATTGCCGGGCAACCTCCTTCCAGCCTGCCTCCGCATTCCCCCAGGCCCCGATCAGCGCCTCCGCCAGCCGGATGCTGGGCCCCTCCACCGTCGTTCCCCCGCGGGGAAAAGCATACGTGGCGGACTGCGCCAGCGTCAGCCGGGAACAAGCCTGGTTCATGCGGGCCGTCACTTCGGCCAAATCCCGCGGAAACTGCTTGGCAATCCAAATGGAAGCCAGCACGGAAGTAACGGCTGCATTGCTCGTCATGGCAGCCAGGGCCCCGCCTCCGGCGGAAGCCTGAACGGCAAACGGATTGCCCGGCGCTTGATTGGAAAGTTCGTTTGTTGTATTGGTATTCACGTTATTAGTATTCTATTAGTTAGCTATTGATAACAGGCCGGGGACCAGTTGGCGCTGGCCCCGGCCAACTCACTTTATCGGTCGATTTCTCCGGTGAAGGAGGATTTCGTACACAGGCACACGGCGCCGCGGTGAATCCGGTTCTCCGGCAGATCCTTTGTCAGCTTGTCGGCAATATCCTTAATCGCATTGCGTTCCGGGATGTCCGCGCGGATAAGCTGGTACACAAAATACAGTTTCCCGTCAGCCAGGCGCACACGCAGGCGCACCTTGATTTGATACGTGGTATCTCCTTCGGCTCCCCGGATAACCGGAATCGCAATCGTGAACTCCGTGGGAACATTCAGCTCGCCGCTCTTGGAATCCACCGTTTCGTTATAGGTCAGCTTCGTTTCGCCGTCGGATGCCCGGTAGGCAGACTTAAACTCCACCTTGCGGTGCATGTCGAACTTGCTCGCCAGCGTCAGCATTGCAGACGGGGTGGGCTCCATCACGTCCTTGCTGTTCTCTTCGAGGAATTCCACAAAATCCTTTTGAGACATAGCTTGTCCGTCGTATTTGGTCCAATTCTCCCATTCCACCGTCTTGTTGAGATGCATGGTGGCTTGGTGGTCCCCCCATCCATTACCATCGGGGGAATAATAATTGAGCACGGCGCATACTTCTCTGTCGCTCACGTAAATCACGCTCCTGACGCCATTTTCGGCATCCTCCGCCTTCACGTAATCTGCCAGCGTTTCCAGGTCCAGCAACTGAACACTGCCGGCCTTGCGAGGGGGCGTATTGCCCAGGCAATCCAGATGATACAGGGTATATCCATCCGGCACGACGGCGGCACGGCCATGCGCTACTTCCTGCACGCGGACGGCTGCCAGAGTTTCTTCGTTCAAGTTATCCATATAATTTAATTCTATAATGTTTATGTTGTTATGTGGTTGTTGGGAACTTAGGCGCGCTTAGCTACCTTGGCGGGGACTCCGGCATCAACATCGGCAGCAGCCGGGAATGTCACCTTCACAGGAGCATCCAGGTCCAGTTTCCCCTGGGCGGGGTCGTCCGTATGCAGGGCGCCGGAGGTATCGGCAAACATGATGCGCGGGGCAATCGTCGGATCCGGGATGCTGGCCGTAACCTTCGGCTCAATCACCACCTGATTCACGCCGCCCTTGCGCTTCACGGACAGCTTAAGAGTCAGGGAACCATTATTCCCGGTTGCCAGCACGGCGGAAACAAGGCTGGTCATCTTGGTGTCCAGGGCTTCCAAAAGAGCCCCTTCGTTAATCTCGGAAAGTCCTTCGAAAAAGACATCTCCGGGCACTTGTCGTTTAGTTACTTCACTCATGATGCTATCTATTGGTTATTGCGTTTCCTCATACCGTGAGGGCGGGACGGTTTTTCCAAGCCGTCAAAAGCTTTCATGGGAGTGGGATACTCCGGGCAAAACCCGGAATGCGGGCTCTTGCCCGCCTGCAGCTCGGCGTTATCCAGCTCCACCGCCAGCCAGAACAAACCGACGGCGAAGAGGCCAAAGGCTCCACCTGCCAAGAATTGGAACAAGGTATTCATTTGCTCGCTCCTCCTTCTCCGTATTCTCGGAGCAGCGCCCGGCGGAACTGCTTGCCGTGCACCTTCATCTTCCCCTGCTTGCCCCAATACAGGATCTCGATCACATGCCCCTTGTCCTTCAACTCATGGACGGTCCTCTTGATCACATCCCGGTCGGAATCGTACATCAGGGCCAAAGTCTTGCAGTCGTAAAACTCTGATTCAGGGTAGGTCATAATATTTTCATTGTTAAAGCTCGTACCAGCCGAGCAGCTTCAATTCTTCGATCAGATCTTCTTCCATAATTCAGTCGTCGTAATGTCCGTCGGGGTTGTCGCACTGGGGGGCGTGGTCAAAATCCCACTCGTCAATGGCCTGCTCTATCTGCTCCAGGAGTCCAACCGCGACGCCGTAGGAAATAGGTTCACCGTCCACCCGGATGCACCGGTCTTCGTCGTCGTATTCGATAATCATGCCCGCTCCTTTCTCATCTGATCCAGGGTTCTGTTTACCTGGCGTATGATGTGTTTCTCTCCCAGGCTGATACCAAGCATCAACGCGGACAGGTAGCCTGCCAGGTTAAGCAGCGTCACAACTATAAATTCAGTCCAGTTCATCATTGGTTATTTGTTGGAAATTGGTGCTACCTGCTTTCGCTTTGAGGGATAGAGTGCTATGAATATGGATTTCGTATTCCCCTGGCAGCATTTATGATTGTGAAATAGTCTTATTTTATTATTATTAGTCCGCTATGAATATGGAAGAATATCAATTTCAGCAATTTGTCAAAGAGGCCCTTATAGATATAAATGGAAAAATCATTCAACTGAAAAAAGATGTTGATGTATTAAAGAAAAACACAGCAAGCAAATCTCAGGCCGAAACTATTGATCGCAAGTTGTCTGCGATTTTATCGCAGCTGAAAATTCCTTTCTTTGGACGATAAGGCATTTGCCTTCTTCACTTCCAACTACAAGAAACTCCGTTCCATGTAGAGGTTGCGGAGAGATGGAATATTGTATTTTTACCAGACCATCACCATTAACATAATAGCGGTAATTATTATTCACTAGCTCCTTCGCTTCCTCCACGGTAAGCAGCTTCGCGTTCTTCGGTAATTCAGTATTTGTATTCATCATCATTGTTAGGTTTGAAAGATTTAGGATTATCAGATACATTCTCCTCCATGTTCGGAGGAATTAGTTGGTCCAACATCATTGAAGGAATCTGCATCACAGTTGCTTCCACAGTCGTCTTGGCTCTTATCTACCGATTCAGAAAAATCATTGCCGCTTGGTTGAAAAGGAGGTTCAATCGACTGCGCCGCTTCATGAAAATAAGCCAGTGCTTCCCGCGCCACACCCTTGAGTTCCGTAACCTCATCCGCCAGAACAGAAAGCTTCTTCAGGTCAACAGAATCCTTCAAGCAGAGATCAACAAGACACAACTCCAGGCGACGCAGAAAGAAAAACAGCTCGGAGAGGCGCAGGAGAAGCTCCTCCTTTTTGCTCTGAATCATGAACCGTGGAGTAAATCGGAAGTTGCGCAAAGCCTCAACTGGAACACGGAATTCACGGATATCGTTATTGCCAAAGCCGTAAAATCCGACTTGATCTCTGGAGGCTACAACCCTGCTGGCATCTACCGCTGGCGTATTACTACGAGTGGAAGACGCTTCCTCTTTGATAGAGGGCTTTTGAGTGAGAGGTGAGTTCATGCTTCCGGCTTCTTGGGTTCGATGTTGCTGGACTTCCTTTCTTCATCCTCCAGTAGCACTACCGTAGCTCTCTCATTACAGGCAATAGCCCGCACATAGATTCCATCCATCCAGAATGGAGTTTGCGCTTTTCCTGCTCTAAGTGTTTGAAAACCTTCGGAGCAGAGCACTTCTATACGTCCTTTTTGTTGCAACTCTTCTTTCATTGCAGGAGTAGCCAGGATTGCTTCGATGGGACCGTACTTCATGCTGCCGGCTTCTTGGGGTTCTTCGGGCGGGGAAGGTTCTGTTTGGACTTCGTAAGGATGTCCATAACAATTCCTGTAACGATGGCTGATTTGCTCATTCCAGTAATCTCTTCAGTTCTCCGGAACCAGCTCTTCACTTCTTCTGGGGCCTTTTTTGTATCTAGTTTCATACCATTTCGCTGGGTGATGATTTTTAAGTATGATTTTTTTCACATTCAGTCAAGGATTAAATGTGAAAAAATCACAAAACCTGTCTGCAAATAGAATTGACAAATGTGAGAAATATCACAAAATCAACGCATGACGCCAACAAAAGAAGATGTGAAGAAATGGATGAAAAAGGCGGGGCTTACTCGCGATTGGCTTGCTGAAAAATGTTTCGTCAAGAGATCTGCCGTAAATTCTTGGCTCTCCACAGATAGAGGAATTCCAGCAGCAAAACTTGCTCTTATTGAAAAACTTATGGAAGGGAATGAGGATATTAGCCTTAATCTCCCAGATCAATTTGAGGCTATGCTTCGAGAAAAAGCGGAGGCAGCGAAAAAAGATATAAATGACTATGTGCTAAATATTTTAGAGGATTTTGTAAGAGATGTTTTAAAAGCAACCAAGTTGAAACAAAATAGGTACGAAGATGAGAAAATTTCCGACATCCAGAAGATTAACCCGGTAGAACCATTACCAGCTGCATCTTTCTTGGATCAGCCTGTCCCGGTCATTGGCAATATCGCTGCTGGCGCATTGACGCCGGGTGACAACATACCCTATCATATTAAAACAGAACGCCCTGTTGGCAAGTGGGAATACGTCTTACAAGTGGAGGGAAAATCTATGGAGCCTGTCATTCCTGACGGCTCTCTGGTGGTCATGCGCAAGCACACCATCCCTCCCATCCCCAAGGTTGGAACTATCGTAGAATACAACGACGAACGAGGGGTTACTCTGAAAAAGCTCGGCCGCAAAAAAAATCCGGAAACCGGAAAAATGGAATACGTATTACATCCACTCAATCCCGACTTCGGAGACATCGAACCCATGGACGGCGGTAAAATCTCCGGCATCTATGTGGAAACCCTGGACAGGTGGGAGAAAGCTTGACGCACCGGGTAAATGTGCTATAGGTAAATCATCTTTTTTTTATTTTCCGTTAGCCGTCCACGTTGGGAAACGCGGGCGGTTTTTTATTGCCATTACAGCCGTGTACAGTAGCATCCTCCCAGAAAAGTGCTCCTGTTCAGCCCTTGGCCTCCGGGTCAGGGGCTTTTTTGTTGTTCTTTGTCCAAAAAATGGATAGCGTACGGACATGTCTATGAACGATTCTGCTACTCCAGAAGAAAAAAAGAAACCTGGTTGTTTCGCATCATCAGGACTCTTTATTATTGCATGGCTTTTGGTATGTGTTTTCTGGGCTATTTTTCACATAGCGACCGGCTTTGAAACCCTCCCTATGCACTCTGGTTCTCTTTTTGGCCAGTTTCGTTACGATATACAAGCACTTGCCTTTCTGGATTTCATGGGAGTTTTGCTCCTTGTCTTATTGCCTACTTTTCTGATTCAAAGAGGCATCATAAAATTGTTTTGGGGAGAGCATTCAGGCAGAAAAAACTTATCTCTGAATAGTAAAAAATCAGAGAGTAACAGGGTTAATGTAAAAAAAATAAAAATCACTCTTTTTATCTTGGGTGAATTATTGTTTTTCTTTTTAATGGCTCTTTATTTTTTTGGTTATCATGGGCATGCTAATAGTTATGATTGGTTTGAATCAGCTTGGCTATCTGTCTGTTTAGGAGTATTTATTTTATATGTTATTAAATATATTACTAACACAATAAAAAAAGGAATTAAGTTTTACAAAGAAGAGTATCCTGAAAAATCACTGGCTTGTTTTATCATTGCTTTGCTTCTATTCATTGTATGGCTTGCAATACTAAACTATGGAATGTGTCTTTTTTCAGGCGGAAAAACATTTTTCTATTTATTAGATTAAAGGATTTATCTGCTCCCGGTTCCCAGCCCACTTATCCAAGTCTGCTCCATTTTGAGCAATATCATTAGTAATGATGTTGCTCAAATCAATCTCACTTCCCATCCAATCTTAAAGGGAGTCCTTTCATGGCGCGAAGGAGGAACTCGGTCAGGTTGACGAAAGCGGCGGCGGAAAAGGCGGCGGCTTTGAACCTAGCCCCTTTAGGTGTGGAAGCTCCGCCCAGGGCCGCGCCGAAAGCGGCCATGCGCAGGGCGCCCATGAAAGCCAGCGGAAAATCCACCCAATCTTTATCCTTCCCGTCAAAAAGTTTGGCGAGATCTTTTCCGGCCCGTTCCAGGTTATCCCAGGAAGCGAACGGAACAAGGGAAGTGGTAGCCTCGTAATAGCGGTAGCCGCACAGGGAAGACATGCCGCGGACAGCTCCGCCCGCCAGCGCGCCCCAGAAGGGGATCCCCTGCAGGGGCCCCTGGAGAGCGTCAATAAAAATGTGCCACCATTCCCGGCGTTTGCGGCGCCTTTCATCATCCGTGAAAAAATTAAGCATGGCGCTCATGGACGCCAGCAGAAGGCCGTGGGCGTAAAACATGCTGACGGACTTCGCCTTATTCTTCATCCCACCCTGCTTCCAGAGGGCAACAGTCTCCGCAAAAGTATTGATGCTCTCACCCCCCAGGAAAAGCATGCCGACATTCCAGACGGAGCGCGTCTGCGCCGCCAGGGACCGCTGCTGGGGCGTCATAGGCTGGGCCTTGCGGGAAAGGGAAAGCTCCACCTCCATCATGGCGCGCCTGTCCGCCTCCTCCCTGCTTAATCCGGGGTTCCTCTTCATCTCCTTCCGGTAAACGGCGTCATAAAGAATGGCGGAACTCACGGCATTCAGGCCGACGTCCGTCTGGGTCAGCAGGTTCATCCCTTTCACGTTCAGCCTCTTCCATGCGCCGGAGGCGGCCCGGCCCGCCTCGTCCGCGCTCATCGCCTCCCGGATGACGGCCGTCTCCGTCGCGTCTCTGGCGTCCAGGGCGGCCCGCTTCATCAACTCGCGCGGGGAAAGCGCCAGCTTGCCCGCCGCCATGCGGGCCATGCTGGCGGCCCATTCATGGGGATCAATCTCATCCGAGCTGAAAGCCGCGTTAATCAGGGCGGTGGACTGCTTGAGCCACGTGCCCACGCGGCCCGGCAGCAGGGTAATGGCCGCCGCGGAACTGATGCGGTTCAGGCTCTTCTGCATCTCCAGAAACCCGCGGACGTTCCCCGCCATCCCCTTGTCGAAGGAATCGCACCAGACCAGCAGCTTATTAAGCGCGTCCCGTCCAATAACCTTCTCCAGAACGCGCGCGCCCCGCGTCCCGTTTTCGCCGCGGTAATTAATAAGGGCGCGCATATCCCGGCTGATTTCCGAGCCATACAGGTAAACATCCTGTTCATTCATGGCGGCGTAATAAGCCGTCAGCACGTCAATACTCAAATCAAGACTGGCATGATGTTTCTTCCGGGCGTGGATAAGCCCGAACTTCCCGCCCGTGGCCGCGTCCCCATAAGAAGCCGCGTCCATGATGGACTGGTCAATCGCCTCAATGCCCACGTCGAAAAACGCCCGGAAATAATTCTCTATCAGCGGGAAGGGGGCGCCGTAACGGCTCTCGGTCACCTCCTTCACCTCCTGACCGCGTTCGTTCAGCTTCTCCCGGAGGGCGCGGGAAAACTCCATCACCTCGCTCCCGGCAAACTGCTCCAGCCCTTCCAGTATTTCCTGCGTAAACCCTTTCAGGCGCAGCATCTCCTGATAATCCTCCTGCTGGGAAAGCAGGATAATATAAGCGGCCTCCATCCGGCTGATATGGTCAAGCTTGTAAGACTGGGCCTGATACGGACTCTTCCCCTTGCCCCACTTGCTGGCCTTTCGGGCTCTCGCGGCGTGTTCCTCAACGTACTTCTCCTGGCTTCCGTAACGGTCAAGCTCCTTCTCCGTAAACACGGCGGCATCCTTCTCGCTCCACACTTCATCCCGCGCATCCGGCCAGATGCGTTCGATCTCCGCTTTCAGCTCCGCGTCCATATCCTTCATCAAAAAGGCGACATGGGCGAGGGTCCTGGCCGCGCCACGCTTGCGGACTTTACGGCGGATCAGATTCAGGACGCCCGCGCGATACTCCTCGCGGGCCTTCCCCTGCCAATCCGGTTCCTGTTCCGTAATGGTCAGGCCTGTATCCAGGCCCCCGCGCTGCTCGTAAATCCAATCCGCTATCTCGTATTCATCCTCGGTCTGGAGAATGCGTCCTGCGGCCTTCTTCACGAACGCCAGCGTATCTTTCTCGCAAGCCTGCTTCTGCACGGCAAACCGGGCCGCCCGGCGTTCAAACTTTTTGGCAATCCCCCTGAACGCGGGCACGGACTGCAACCCCTGCATATACTGGCTGAAATTGAGCAAATAACCGGTCAGGGACATGGGGCCGGACGGCAGCGTTTTCAGGCGGGCCTGTTTCCGGTGGGTAGCCATGGCCTGGTCATCCGTTCTCCCGGCGGCCTCCAGCACGGGCCGGAGCAAATCCTCAATCTCATTCTTTTTACTTTCCGCGGCATTCTCCCAGGCCTCTCTTCTGGTGGCGATAAACTCGCCCAGGGCGCGGGCGGCATTCTCCGCCGTCTCCACGCTCATCTTCTCATAACAGGCATAAGCCTCAAAAGTGGCCTTAGTCACCGTCAGGGCAAGCGCGCCGCCCTCCGCGTCCGTCGTCTCCACCGTCACCATATCCTGCGGCTTGACGTCTTCCCAAAGCGTGCGGCCTTCCTGTTGCCCGGCGGCTTCTTCGTCCAGAACTTCCGGGAAATTCTTTCGGAAAAAGGCGTCATACTGGGCGGGGGTCATCTCCATCAGCCGCAGGCGGTCTTCCAGCCTCCGGTAACTCTCCGCGTCCATCTTCCCGCGCAGCGGCTTCCCCTGCGGATTCGTCCGCGGAGCCACGGACGCCGCCACGCGGCGGATGCGCCCCAGCGTCCGGTCCTTCCGGAAGCGGTCAATCTGCTCCACCACGCGGGCCATGAACTTGCTAATCAGGCGGTACACCTTCACCTGCCCGTACTTCTCCAGAAACTCCGCGCCATTCGCTATAAAAAACTCCCACCGGCGCTTATCCAATTCCGCGGCCTTCTCCCCGGCTTCGGCAAATTTCGCCTCTTCCTCAAAATCCTTCATCTTACCCTCCCACACGGGACCCAGCGTCTCATGCTGTTTTACATACCCCCAGAAATGCTTCATCACACTTCCCGCCATAATCTCCGGCCACCTCTTCATCGGAATCGCGCTCAACGCGCTGGAAAGCGCCTCATCCGGCGCCATCTTCCCGCTATTCCCGTAAAGCAGGGAAAACACATTCAGCCAGATTTTGTAAGGTTCCAGCCCGAACCCGTAAGAACCAGGCAAATACCGCTCCACCGTGGAAATCAGCTCCTGCGCCTCCGCCAGCAGCTCAAGGCCGCGCTCCCGGTCCCCGGTCTCAAACAGGCGCAGCTTGCTCACGGACCGCTGCGCGGCGGCCCGCATCCTGAACACCATCTCATCGTAAAGCCAATCCCCGTTCGGAGCCAAAACCCTGCCGGCCATCCGTCCAAACCTCCCGCCCCCGAACGTAATGCCGCCAAGCTCCGTAATATCCCCCGTCAGCGGAATCGAAAACGGCGGAGCGTCCAGCAGGCGGAACCCGTTCAGGCCGCTCATCACCACGCCCTCGCTATTCTTCTCAAACGACCCGGCAAGCCGCGCCTCCTGCTCCCCGTGGGAAAAAACATACACAAACGCCGGCTGCAGCGTCCCATTCTCCAGTTCCTGCCTCATCCGTTCCAGGCGCGGCAGGGCCTCCTTCGCCCAGGAGTCGTCCCGGCCCGCCAGCTGGCTCATGCTCTCGCCCAGATAAGCAAGCGCCTGCTCCCGGCTCATGCTCCCGGCCCCCTGGGCAAACCCCTCATACCCCTGAATCACATGCTGCACCTCGTGCAGAATCGTATCCAGCACCATGCCGGGAGCCGCGTTCTTCCCGCCCCGCGCCACATTCACGGCAATATAATGCTCCTGCGGATCGGTAAACCCTCCCGTGCCGCTCCTGCTGTCCCGGTAAAAATCCACCCGCAGCCTCCGCAGCTCCGGGTAAGCCCGGAACAACTCCGGGAAATCCAGGGCCGCGGCCAGGGAAACATTCACATGCCCCCCCTCGCTCACGCTGACGTGCTCCTTCCTCAACCGCACCCCGCGGGAATCAATGATCGCCTTCCGCTTCCCGTCCGCCGGATCCGTGTAGGACAGGCCGTTATTGTGGTACTCCTGGAAGGATTCCGCTTTCTCGCCGATAATGGAAAACGTCACCCCCGGTTCCGTGATCACCGCGTTGCCCGCTTCAAAATTGCCGTCATGGAACAAACCCTGTTCCTGTGCCGAGGCAATGGAAAAAGAAACAATCGCCTCACCTGGGAACTCCAGCGTATCATTAAACGGCTTTGACTCTCTGCGCTCTCCATCCCACAGGATGCGTTTCTCCACATTCCGGCTCTCAATCTCACCAGCGGAACGCATATAGTCATCAAGGCTCCTACCTTCCTCCAGATTGCTCCCTCTGGCAAAGCCTTCAATATCCTGTATGGCGTGCTGAATCTCATGAAGAAGGGTGGAAAGCTGTGCCCCTATCGGCCCGATATGGGCCAGATTGATCGTAATGGAGCGTTCTTCGGAATCATAATAACCACGGGCTGAATCCTTTTTATTCTTGTACGCAAAAACATACATCTTCCGTAAAGAAGGATAAGCCTCATACAGCTCATCAAAATTCAGCACATCCTCAAGAAGCCCGCGCCATACGGGATTCTTCCTGTACCCCATTCCCCTGGACCACTCATCAAACATGCTTAAAAACGGAAAATTCTCCGGAGCTTTCAAGCTTGCCTGGCTCGCGTCAATCTCCGCCCGCAACTTGCCGTCATCCCTTCCGGCGAAAGCCTTATCGGCATACTTTCCCCAAGTGGCCGCATTCGGGCCTATCACGGAAAACGTAATATCCGGATTCTTCGGGTCATACGTCCCCCGGTTCTGCGTGGCGCTCTTCACCTGTACGGAATCAAAGGCCACATAATCCGTAGAAGCAGGGACATTCTCCTGATCATTGAGACCTGCATCCACGATATTCAAAGCAATCACCCCATCATGCCCACTCTCCTTTGCCTTACTGCACAAAGCGTTGATGTCGCCACCCTTTGAAGAATCAAGCCATGGCCTCCCTTCAAAATCCACCACCAGCGGATTCCGGATATTCATGAACAAGTCATAAATGCCGCCTTCTCTGTAAATCCCCCAGGAATAGCGCGGGTGGCGTTCATCATTCGGATCCAAAATCACCTCGTCTGCGTGGCCCCCGTAATAATCCGCAAAACTTACCGCTATCTCCCGGTTATCATTAGCGAATATCGTGCCTGCCGGGGCGCCGCTCTGCTGTCTCTGCTTGCCATCGTTAAAAGAAGTAAACCATTGATGGCTCCCATGATACACCACCCTCGGCTCCCCGTTCTCGTCCACCACCTTGGAAGCGTTCTGCGGGTCATGCTCCCAATCCCCAAACCAATTCTTAAACGCCGCCGTGCGCACGGAAAGCCACTGGTCTTCCGTCAAATTCGTATCTGCCCCGTTAGGAGCCTTCATGAACGTCCCGTCAGCGACCGCCTTCTTCCTGATGGACGCCTTTTCCTTCTCGACAAAAGAGCGGTAAGAAGATAGATTGCGAGTAGAAACCCCGGAGGCCGAGTAAGCGTCCCCCTGAATATCAGGATTGGGATAGGCGACTGAGACGCCTTTGGGGTTTTCTATTGTCAGCTCAAGAGTGTAAAGGAGTTTTTGATCTTCATTTTTAAGTGCAAGAGCCGTGACGTTTACGTCAAAACTCCCTATCCCCTCAATCTCCACTGTATTGAAGAAATGGTAAGCTCCGGCACGGGAGGGATCATCCTTGTACTCCTCTTCAAAACGACCATCTTCCGCATTCTCAAACAGTTCATGAATGCGGGTTGCCGCCGTGTAATGAATCTTGCGAGCCTCCTCCGCAGAAAACCCCACGGCTTTCAGATTGGCGACAGACATCTGGGCTTGTTGCGCCTTACCCACCGTCTTTCCAGACACGCGCGCCTCAATCACGGCCTGGATCCCCGTATTCTTATTAACGAACACCTTGCCCTGCAACGGCTTCAACCTCGCCCGCATCTCGGCGGCGGTAGTGATCACCTCCCCGGAAGGAATGGACACCAGGGAAAAATTCGCTGTGGGAGCCTCATCTTCCGCAGGGGCGGCCCCCCTCGCCAGCGCCGCGTCCAGCATCCGGCTCACATCCTGGGAAAGCTGCAACATCCCCGTATCGGCGGAAACCGCCTCCTGTTCCGGCGCCTCCAAAGGAAGAACGCCGTTCTCCCGGTCCACCTCCTCCCGCGTCTTCACCCCCAGCTCCACCATCACGGCGTCATTGGCCTCCTTAATCAAATCCTCATGCAGGCCAAAGTTCTGCCATCGGGCCCTCTGCGCCTTCAAATCCTTCACCACGGCCTCCAGAGCGGCGGCGTCCTTCACATCCACGCCATACTTTTTAGCCGTCTCCGGGCGTCTGCTCGCCCCGCTGATAGAAGAAATCTCCCTCGTCAGTTCGCTCACGCGGGCGGCGGCGTACTGCGCCAGCCTTGCGAAATACTCCTCCGCGTGGGAATTGCCGAACAAATCCGTCTCAAACGTCATCCCGGCCGCCTCCGCCAGCCCGCGGATGCGGTCCATATTCGCGGCCACCTGCATCACGGCAAAAGCCTGTTGCCAGCTCTTCCCCTCCATCAGGGCCCGCAGCCCGGCCCGCTGCACCTCGGTCTGATTGCGGAACGCCATCGCCACGCGCCAGGCGTCATCCGGGGAAACCAGCTCATTGCCCAGCGCGTCCAGCAAATCGGAACAGCCGTACATGCCCAACTCCACCCCGCGCCGGGACTGCCCCTTGCGGAAAATCCCCCTCTCCACAGCCTCCTCCTTCGTCAACCCTTTCTGGCTCACGTACCGGGCAATCTCAAACAGGGAAGCCTGCCCGTCCCGGATATTATTCTCCACGTCATGCGTCTGCGCCCAATCCAAATCAAACCCGGCCGCCTCATCATACACCGTGCAATTAATATCCTCATCCGTGCAGGCGTTAAAACGGTGCCGTCCGCTAATCACCTGTAACGAACCATCCTCCCGCCGCCACACGGAAATCGGCGCGGCGTTGCGCTGCCACGCCCCCACAATCGGATTCACCACCCCGGTCTGCTCATCCGCGCCCTGCTTAAACTGGGGCACATCCGGGCAAAGCGTCAGCTTATTTTTATCAATAAACCCAAGGCGCACCCCCTCCTGAACCTCAATAAACGCCCCGTTAAACACGCCTGACCCATCCGGCTCGCCCAGCGCCTCAACGCGGGCCTGCTCCCGCTCGCGCCGCGCCTCCTGCGCCTCCGGGGAATTCTCCGGCGCCCGCGCCTCATCCTCGGCCTCCTTCCTGCGCTCCTCATCCTCCTTCCTGCTCTCCGCCAGCTCATCCTCCAGCGTCCGGGCCTCCGTCGCCACGCCCGCGCCAAACATCGCGTCCAGCTCCGCCTGCGCTCTGGCGCGCTCCATGGACAACTCCATCAAATCCCCCTGCTGGTCCCGGTACAGGGCATTCCCCGCATCCAGCATCACCGCCAGCGCCTGCCTGACCGGCAGGGTAAACACTCCCTGTTCCTCCGCCTGGCGCACCATCTCGCCCAGCTGCACGCGCGCCTTGAAAGCCCCCAGGAACTTCACCAGGTGATTCAGCAGCTTCCGCAGCCAGGAGGGCAGGGAAGGATGATTCACCGCGTCCGCCAGCCAGCGGGAACGCCCGATCTTGGAAAAAGCCTCAATCGCATCATGCCCCGTCACCGGCTTCCCGGCGTCCAGGTGAATAAACTGCATCTCCTCCCCCCGCGCCTCCGGGAACAACTCATTCATTGCCCTCTGCGCCTCCTGGAGCATCGCGCCGAACTCGCCCCAGGTCAAACCCTGCTCCGCCTGCCAGGAGATGACAGCCTGTTCCATCGTTTCCTCCATCAAATCCTCCACCGTCGCATTCCCGCGGGCATACCTCAACACCCGGCGGAACGTATCTCCCCGGCGGACCTTCGTCACATAAGCGTTGGAAAACGGGGCATCCATGGCCGGAACCTTGAACTCCGGGTTCCGGGCCTGTTCCGTCCTGATGCGTTCCTGGGCTTCCTCCCATGTCTTCACAAGAGTTCCCAGCGGAAGATGCTCGCTCAACGAAGCATCCATGCGGGCGGCGGCATCCTCATAACTCACCCCCTCCGCCTCCAGGGCGCGGATAGCGGCCATCGCCATATCCGCGCGGGCCTTCATCTGCCCCAACGTCTCCGGGGCAATCACCACCCGTTCGGCTCCGGTCTTCTCATCCGTCACTGTGCGCGTGATCACCTCCGCCGCGTCAAAACGCCCCTGGGCCAGGGCCTGGTTCACCGTCACGTCCCCGGCCAGCAAATGCTGCGTGTAAAGGATGTCACTCTCCATCTGCTCGCTCACAAACGCCTGTAAATAAGCCGTCATCTGCTCGCCGTCCATCAGCGTGTAAGAAGGTTGATTGCTTTCCTCCTGCTGGCCGGTGGTGGCAGTGGAATCCTCCCGCTTCGCTTTCGTGCTGCGCGCCGGAGCATACACACGGAACATCCCCTCCTGTTCCGCCGGCTCCACCCGCGGCACCATGCCGGCATCCTCGGCAGCCCGCCACGCGTCCAGCTCCCGCAAAGACTCAATGCGCTCCCCGGAAAGGCGTTCTCCGGCAGCCGCGCTCGCCCGCTCCAGGGAAGACTGCGGATCCTCCATCCAGGAATCATGCAAATTGGCAAGGGCCTTATTCAAAAAACCTTCGGCGGTCTTTTCCTCCCTGGCCTCCAGATACCCCTGGGCCGTGCCTCCCAACGCTTCATAATTCTTCAGGGAAAGCCTGAACTCCCTGGCGGCCCGGCTCAACTGGGAATAATTCAATCCGGACAATCCAAAACTGAACGCCAGCAGGGCAAGCCCCTGTTCCCCGGAAGTCATCTGGGAAAGCTCACTGGCGTATTGATCCCATGTCTGCTTGCCGCGCTCATCATCCAGCAGGGGATTGATGGCCGATCTCATTAAATAGCCGGCCGTGGGTTCCAAAATGCCTTCTTCCACCGTCCCGGCCACCCCTTGCAGCGCATACTGGGCCGCCGGACTGCCGGAAACCTGCGCCCTCACTCCGGCCCCCTTCTTGGTTCGGAGCAGCTTTCGGACTCCCTTGTAAAGAGGCGTTGCCCTGAACAACCCGTGAAACCCGATCATTTCCTCCGCCGCGTCCGCCGCCCCGAACCAGAAAGCGCGCTTCTCAATCTCGTCCACGTCCAGCCCCAGCATGTACCCTTCTTCACGCCGCCTTTGCATGGACGTATTCAGGCCAATGAGCGGTCCGGCGTAAGGAAGAAACCAGGGCGCCGTGTCCCCCGTCATGCTGCCCAGGTGGTAGCCCACCTTGCTTAAAGAGGAAGCCTCGTCGCTGGAAAAGTAATCATCTTCCCCTCCCTCAAGAGCGGTAGTCAGGGCGGAAAAAATCCTGCTGCGCTTTTGCTGCAATTCGCGGCGCTCCTGCTCATGGACTCCTGCCAACTCAAAAGCTTCCGCGTCGGACAGTCCCATCTGCCGGGCCTTGGCAACGGATACCTGTAAAGCCGCCGCTTTCATTCGGGCATCCTCATGGGAACGCATATTCTGCAACGCCCTTTCCAGGGAACGCTTCGTCTTCACCCCAGCCACCTTGCCGGTCATGAACAAGCCGGAAGCCATCTTAGCGTTCTGAATCGGCTGACCTGCCACGGCCATCACCCATGGATTGGAATTCTCCATCACCTCCTGGTATGCCTCATCCGCCCTCTTTTCCGCGTCGCCCATGCCCAGCCGGTCATGGGCCGTGCTCCTGGATCTGTTTCTCAACAAATTGCAAAGCATCATCAAGGCATCGTCATCATTCCCGATGATGCCAAACAAATCATCGGCAATGTCATCATGATACAGCCTGGAATCCTGCTCAAACGCTTCCATGAGGCGTACTCCGCGCCTGGCCTTCTCCATGCTCGCCACACTCACCCCGGCATGAAACAACGCCATTCGCTCATCGGCGGAAAGAGAATCCTGCTCTCCGCTCACGTAGCGGCTCACCACTCCATTAAGATCGCTGATCCTGCGTTCACGCTCCACGCGCTGGCGGTCTTCCCTCTCCACAATATCCTTGCCGCGTTCCGCAAAGTCCTTCCACACCTGTTCCGGGGAGACAATGCCCTTGCCCCACAAATCATGAGTATTCTTGTAAATCTGAAATCCAACATCTCTATCTCCATCTCCCAGAACTTCTTCCAACCACATACCCAGCATATAGGAACGATCTTCCTCATTAGCTGATTCAAGGCGGGAAACAGCATCTTCGCCCCAACGTTCAGCAATACGCTTCAACGCTTCCTGATCGTTTCTGCCTGCGCGCAGCAGGTTCATGACCATGTTCTGCCGGTCGCGCGCCTGTTCTCGTTTCCGTTCCTCCACACCCTTCATCAACATGGCCCCCTGGCGGCGCACGGAATCCATATCCCCCAACTGGGGATTGAAGGATTCGGAACCTTCTTCCTCCGCCGCTTCGGCATCCAGGGAAACCCCGGCTTCAAGACCGGCGCGTTCTTCCAGCCCATTCAATCCGCCGTCGTCAAACATCTGGACATCCTGCCGCCATTCGTCAACCAGCTTTGGAGAATCCGCCTTTGCCTGTTCCTGCGCCGGCGTCATCTCCGGCAGGTGAAATCCGGCGGCAGCCTCGCCCTCCGGCAGCGACAGGGAGGAAAAAGAAAGATCCAGAGGCATATCCGCAGCGTCGGCCCCGTCAAAGGAAAAATTGTCGTTCATAGTGAAAAATATTTATAATATGTTCAATGTTAAAATGATTTGTAATACTTGCTTACGCCGTTGACCCAATGCTTATTCAATCCGCGCGGATCATTCCCGGCTCCTGCCGGAGCGTACTTCCCGCCAATGGCGGCAATCGTCGTCAACCCCTGGTCCAGATAATGCTTCCTCAACAGGCGGGCGGCGTAATTAATGCTCTCTTCCACGGAGGAAAAAGCGCGCGGGCCGCCTCCATTCGGGCTGATTCCCATGGCGTTATTCTTGCGCAGGAAAGCGGCGCTCGTTCCCTTGCCGGTCTCGTGCATGGCAATAGCCATCAACAGCTTCGGATCCACGCCATACTTCCTTCCCGCATCATAAAAAGCCTGGCTGTACTGTCCCAGCCCCCCCAGCTTGGCGGCAGGCACCCTGGACTCTCCGGCATTCTGCTTCCAATCCTGGCTTCCCGGATATTCTCTCTTGAAAAACTCCCTCATTTCCGGGCTGGCAGGGGAAATCGTCACATTCGTATCCATCTTGGAAGAAAACGTCATCCGCAGCTTGCTGGCGCCGGACAGGGTAAGCTGGGGGGAACTCCCCCTGGTGTAGCCCACCACGGGCAGGGGCTTCCCGCGTCGGGAAGAAGAGGAAGAAGGAACCAGGGCGGCCAGTCCGGAAACGTCGTCGCCAAACCGCTGCCTCATGCTCTCCGGCAGAAGAATGCCGGCGGGCGCGTTCGTATTCACGGTATCTACGGAAACCATGGCAGGGAACGTAACCGGCTTGCGCAACATATCCTTCCGGCGCAGCGTCTGCTTCTCCCCTTCACTCAATAATTTGGGGCCAGCATTAAGCCGTTCGTCGTCCCCCCTCTTCCAGATGATAGACACTTCTTCCTGCTCCCGGTCTATCAGAGCACCCCGTTTGGGAATGATTAAATCCCTACGTCCTGTTACTTCTCTTAAAATTGTTTGGAACTTTTCTTCCTGAATAATTGAAGAAGGTTCCTTACCGTTGTTCATGCTCTTGTACCCTTCGTACCACACCTCAAACGCATCACGTACGTCGCCTTCGGTTTTGGCGGCAAGATTCTTTTGCAGATTCTCGAGCTTCTCCTTTTTATACTCTTGCATCCATTCTTCCTTGCCCTTGGCTTTCATACCGGCCCCAAGAGCGGAATCCAGATACAGTCCATAGGCTCCCGCCGCTTCACTGTGCAGCGTGCCTATAGCCTGATTGTAATCCGCTTGCCGATACAGCGGCATTTCAGCAATTTCCCGCATTCGCTCGGACACCTTTAATACGGGATATTCGTTTTTTCTCCCCGCCCACTTATCCATGCGGTTCAAAATGTCTTTCTGGAACTCGGCTGACTTCCCGTAACGCTTGCACAGAAGGATCACATTTTCCTTCTTGCTCGCCAAATCCGGCCCTTCTTCTCCAGCCCTCACCATATCCGCAACCCGGTAAATGAAAGAATCAATCTGCGGAGCGCAGGCGCTGTAATCCCCGTCGCGCTCATAAACCGCATGAAACCCCAATTCTTCCTGATAGACGGGACCGGACAGCAAAGCATTCGTCACGGCCTGCCTGTCGTTCTTTGACTTAGGACGGGAAGCCGTCTGCTCGACTACCTCCGTAAGCCTGTTGTCGTCCTGACGCCGCAAAGAACGCATCATCTCATCCTGTTCGGAGGCGGAAAAATACCCGTCCAGCTCCCCGCGGTTAATCATCTCGGCGGCAAGATCCGGGTTAGTCGCGGCCAGGTTCTCAAAATGATGGCGGGAAGCCTTCTTCCTCCCTCTCAATAAACGCAGCTCACCTTCGTCACGGGAAATCGTGCCGGAAGCTACGGCGTCATCAACAGACCTCTCGTAACCGCCCCAATCCTGCTTCTCCTCGGCCAGCTTCAAACTCGTATCGAAAGCCTGTCTGGCAACGCCCAGCTGATGCTTGGCAGCCAAGCCCCAATAACGTTCCGGCAGACTTGACCGTACGGAAGCCCTGACAGCCTCCGCCTTCATGGCGCTCTCCGGGTGGAAAAAACTGCCTCCCAGCGCTTCAATCTTCTGGCCGAACTCGTAAGCCAAATCGTCCAGCTTGCCCTTCCGGATAGAACCGTCCTTCTCAAAAACGCTCTCCTTCGTGCCTGGAGCGAAAGCCAGCATCCTGGAAAACTTCGCGTCGGACTCGTCCCGGATGCGGCGCAACTCCACCTCCTGACGCTGCATCTCCCCGAAATCGGAAATCCTGGCAAACGCCTCCGCGCTCCCCTGAACAGCCTCTTCGGCCTTCTGGACGGACGCGCCCAACACCTGCCCATGATCGCCATTGGCGGCCCGTGCCGCGACACCGGGATCAGCCTTGGCCGTCTGCAGGGACGGCCCGCCGTATAAAGGAAACTCTCTCATCGTGACGAAAAACTGATAAGTTGATCAATGGAAAAAACATGCACCTTCGGCCCGCGCAAAAACCGTTGCCAGGCCACATGCGTAAAACCTCTGCGGGAAAACTGCCGGGCCAGTCGGGCCAGCTCACGCGGCTTCCCGGCCGCCCACCATACAAACAAGCACCTCTCCGGAAGAACCGGCATATCCACAGGAGGAAAACACATCTCCCCCAGCCTCTCGGCAGGCAAAGCAAGGCACACCTCATCCGGGGAAACGAACGCCAGCCCCAGGGACGCGCAATCCTTCACATCAGACCACAAATCCCGTCCCACCTCCGCATAAGCGCTCACGGTCGCATCAAACGCATTCATCGCCACACGCTCCTGTAAGGATTCCACTTCTGGCCGCCCAGGTAATCGTAAAAAGAAAACCCGCTCTTCTCCGGACTCGCCGCCCAGGCCCCCAGCGTCATCATCCCCTGGCGGGGATCCGCCGTAGACCCGGGAAACACGCTCCCGGCCAAACCGCCCAGATTATAACCGGCAAAAGCCCCCTGGGCGGCCGTCGTCGAACCGAAAGCCCCCATTCCGGCGCCAATGCCGCCGACTAAAGCCCCGCCAAGCTGAAGCCCTGTGGACACCAGGGCCCCGGAAGCGGCGGACTTATAAGCCGCCGCCTGATTCTGCGCGCTCACCAATGCGGCATCCCCCTCCCAGCGTTGCATTGCCGCCTCATGGCGCTTGCTCTGGTCACTAATCGCCGCGCCCAGGGACAAATCGGAAATCTGCTTCTCCAGCACTTCGGCCGTGGCAAGCTCCGCCTGGCTGCCGGATCCCTCGGAAGTAACCCCGGAAGCGCCTCGCCCAGCCCGCACGGAAGCCGTGGCGGCCGTCTGATTACGCCTGGCTGTCGCCATATTCTCGGCGGCAAGACGCAAAGCGGAAGCGGACTCCGCCTCGGTATTGGCCGCATTCACATACGCGGCATCCCGCGCCGCCTGTCCCTGTGCCAGCGCGCTCTTCGCGTTGGCCCTGTTCGTCACATAAGAACCGATACTGCCCATAACCCTACAAAATGGAACGATCTAAAATATCCTTCAACGGATGCTGGTCATTGCTCCCGCGCTGGCTCACATCGTGATACAGGGCGTCGGAAGCGTAACGTCTGTACAACTCCAAAAACACGCTCACATTCTGCGGCTTGCCCGTCACCGTGGCTGCTACCTTGGAAGCCAGCAAACACTTCACGGCCTCCACAAACAAAGGCTCATGATCCGGCAGCATCTCCGCCAAAGCCACATCATTGGACAAAAACCGCACCTGCAGGAGGGAAGGGGCTTCCTCGCAAACCACCTCGCGGCCGGCCATGCGCCAGCGCCCGGCCTCCACCTTCAACAACTTCAAGCAATCCTCCGGAAGCGGAAACCGGCCGTTCCCCTCCGGGCACTCCAGCACGGCTTCTTTCGTAGCAAACGACCACGGGCCATAGGAAACGGCCTCCAGCATCACGGAAGGAAACCACAACTCGCAAGCCCTGGCCGCCGGGGAATCCATCACAAACTCCTGATCCCCCAGCAGGGAAAGGCACTGTGAAAAAAACGTCAGCTTGTCCATTCCTCAACAATCGCATGAGGGCGGACTTCCTTCAAGTTGGCGAGAATCAATGTTTCTATCCCGCCTTCACACTCAAATTCATAACGTATCAAATGGGGAGACTTGTCCGGCGGAATCAACTAAAAACAACTCGGACAATCCAAGCGGCCATCCATCAACTCACCTCTTTATGAAAAGAAAATATCTTGCAAATTGATAAATCCACAGATACCGTGCTGCCTCAGGAAGACAGAAAAAAGGGAATAAAAAGCCCTTTTCTCTGTCTAACCCTGCTGAACTAACCAGTAACTACCCCTTCCCGTCAGTGAACAACGATATGGACATCCACGACGTTCTCCAAGCGATCATTGCCTGTGAGCAAATGGAGCCTGGACGCCGTACTGCACGCTCGTCACGTATCGCAAAATCTTGCTTGCCCGATAACTCTTTTGACCTGAAATGTCTGATAGAAAACGCTCAAATCTCAAAGGATTTGATCCAATCACAGCCTTCAAAGCCGTACAGACATTACTTAGCAGAATTCCTGAAATCGATGAAAGTGAGAGATTCGATATTGAATGGAATGCATTATACGAATGGGCGCAAGACAACGGGGCGCTTTACCCTGGAGACATTGGGCCATTCCTTCCACAACTAGGACATATCTTCGGTATTCCATACCTCAAAGACAATATTGTAAAATGGGGTGAGCAAGGACACGAACACGACGTATTTTTGGCTCCTCCATACTACTATAAGAAAACCAAATGGAATTGCTCTGGATATACCTTTAATTCAGAAATTAGAGACGTAACGTTGGCATCTGTTAAGGAATACCTGGCGCGTCTCGTTCTCCACAACGTTCTCTTTAATACGGGAATTGAGCTCTTGGGGATAATCGTAAAAGATAAGGACCGGGCCATACTTACTCGTCAGCGGATTGTAGACGGGGACATCCCTTCTTCCATTAAAGAAATGGACGATCTCTTCCGTCGGCAATACCCGTGTGAAAAAATAAAAGATGAAAGCAACTATCACGGCTACAAAGGTAACGTTTACAAAATAGCCGTTTTTTACATTGCGGACATGCGTCCGGATAACTGTAAAATCATCACTCGTGAAAACGGGGAGCGCCATATCATTCCCTTTGACTGTTTTATTTCCATTGATGAAGATCAGCTTCGCAAAGAAAATTAAAACCTTAGAAGATCATCCAACCTCTCAATAAAGCATTCCTTCCAGAGCGTCGGGGCGTCTGTGCGGCCTCTTCACTTTCTCCGGCACCCCGGCATGACCTGAAACCAGGCCTCGGCTCACCGCCTCGGCAAACGTCCGGGCCGCATCCGCGCCGTGGGAGCAGGCGTCATGAAGCGGCATCTCCCGCACGCACCCGTTGGCCCCCGGCGGCAAACTGCGGTAATACTCCAGGGAACCCACCCCGGAAACATACTTCTGCCCGTCAATCTCCGGGCGCCTGTTGCACCGCTCATGAAACACGCAAAAACGCAGCATATTCCGCAGCGCGTTAATCCCGGTCCAAACATCGGACGTGCGCGGCACGATCGCCGTGCGGAACCCGGCCCGCTGCAACACGGACTCAAAAGAAGTCTTGGAAAAATCCCTTCTGGCCGCATCGTGCGGCAGCAGGTGCAGGGCGACAGGCCCGAACTCCCTCTCCCTCATCCGAATCTGCCCCACGTAATAATCAACCGCCTGATTATTCCCGGCAATATAATCCAGCGCGTAATACCTGCCGCCCACCACCTGCCAAAGCCAAATCGCCATAAAATCGCTCAACCCCAAATCCCAGGAAGCATAAATCGGAGCCACGTCATCCACTTCAAACTCGGCGGCGATCCTCCCCTCGGCCCGCAGGGCAGAAATCCACCTCCCGTAAATAGCCCCCTCCACGGACGTCTGCAAAGCTTCCTCCGGCACGGTGGGAAACTCCTGCTTCACCTCCGCCCCGTTAATCCTGTACTGGGTAGCGTACCACGCCTTCTGCCCCTCGGACAACTCAATCCCGTAACGCTTCTTCAAATCGGAAAAATAATCCCGCAAAAAATCATCCAGCCTCGGCTCCACCCCCTCCAGGCAATACTCCCGATGCTGAATCCAGGAAAAAAAGAAAAACCTGAAATCCAGGCTGGAAAGAGGCTTGCCCACCATCTCCATAGCCTGCTCCATCAACTGGTAAGCCAGCCCGGCCTTCCCGCCCTCGTGGGTGGACTCCATCACCACCACGCAGCTCTTGCCGACGGTATTCAACGCGCCCGTGCGGATCTTCCTGGCCCTGGCCGGATCATGCAGCGCCGTATAGGAAAACTCGGAAATATGCAAAAACTGGAGAGTGGACCCGCGCAAATTAACCCCTACATCAACAGACCCGTTCGTGGACCAGGCCATGCGGGTGGCCCTCTTCTCCACCACAGCGCACCCCTCCTTAACCATCCTCCCCAAAGCAGCCAGCGCCCGGTCCTCCGTCGTCGGATTCTCCGGCAAAAAATCCAAATGCTCATAAGCAAAAGCAATCTTGCGCAGCTTGGCCTCCCCGTCCTCCAGCGTCTTATCAATAATCCCGCAATGCTGATTCCTCCCAAACAGGCAAAGATCCAGCATATAAATGGCGCAAAACGTAGAAATCCCCAGCTGGCGCACCTTCAAAATCGTATTGCGGAACCAAAGCCCGTGAAAAAGCTCCTCCTGGGCCCAATTCGGGTGGAAGCGCACCATCCGGCCCTCCTTATCCTCAATCCAATACAAATGATTAAGGCGCCACCACCTGTCGGCCAGCAGCTCCTTCCAATCCGGTCTCGTCTTCGCAGGCTCCGTCATTGCGTATCAACAGCTAAAAACTCAAGGGGGCGGTCCCCGGAAACCCGGATGCCAAACCGCACATCCCGCCTCCACATGGCGGAGGGAAGCACCTCATGCCATCCCCGTTCCATCGTCCTGGTCTTGCTCAACCGGTCCCAGGCGCTCCCGTCATTGGACACCTCAATACCGGCCGGGGCCGTATCGGAAGCAAAAAACACGCGCACGGCCGCGGCCTGTCTATCCCTGCCCAGGGACTCCGCCACATCCAGCGCATTCGTCACCACCGTGGACGTAAAATCCCACGCGCCGGCATCCACAAACGGGCCGTCCGGATCAAACACCTCCACAAACCTCCCATCCTCACGCTCCACGGACACAAACAGCAAATCCTCCCCGGTCCCATTGGGCAGCACCACGGCGTTGGACATCCGCCCCTCCGTCCTGTGACGGTGCCAGGCATGCACCTGGTGCATGCTATTATAAGTCATCAGCGCCAGCGTGCCGTCCGCCAGGGTCATCACCGCCCGCGGGTGGGGCTTCCTCATAAAATCCCCGGAAGTAACCCCGCCGCCGCCGGCCAGCACATGATCGGCGAACACCGTCAAATCGCGGGACACAAACCCGTCGCTCTCATAATCATACCCGTACTGATACACCCGTCCGCCGCCCCTCTCCACATACAGCACCTTATCGGTCGCCATCAGGGCCGGCACATCGGAAGACCCCACAAACCCGTGGCTGTCCGCCCGCGCGTTGGCGTAAGTCATCACCCCCTGGCCCCCGGACACCGTCCACTCCGCGTCCGCCGTCCCCAGCAGCAGCCGGGAACTCTGCGCCATCAGCCAGCAAATCCTGTTCTGCGTTGTGGTGCTCAACGTCAAAGCCAGCGCGGAATCATCCTGCTTCCCCACCTCGAAACTGTTGAGGTCATCCGTCTTGCTCAACCACACCGTCTGCGGCTGGGCCTGCGTAGCGGCCAACACCAGGCGCTGCTGAAACACATCCACCAGGGAAGGAAACCCGTACACCCCCCGGAACGCCGCGAAACTCCACATCAACGACTCCCCGGACGGAGGAACCCCCTCCGGAACCGCGGAAACATTATCCCAAAGAGAATACTCCGCGGAAGCCGTCACCTCGGCCGCCTCCGCCTCCATCCACGCCGTGCAGGCCGGCACCTCCACCCGCACACGGGAACGCAACTTCACATTACTCTCCGTCCATGCCTGTACGCTAATCAAAAACAAACCATCCTCCGGCACCGTGTAAGACGCCTCCTCCATCGCGCTGAACACCTCCGCATACCTGCCGCCGGACATCCCCTTGATCGTGGAAGGCAGCACAATCTCCATCCCCGACTGGACAGACCTCCATCCCTGCAGCGTCACCACCGTACCCGCCGTTAAAAAACGGCTCATGAAAATGCTGGCCGCATTCCCGTTCCCGCTCTTATTGACGGACTCCGCCGCCTGCGTCCACTCCAGGCGCACCATGCTCCCGGCGCCCACATCATCCGTCGTCAGCCCCCTGGGCCTCACCGTCAGCGTCCGCCCCTCTCTGGACAACGGACACTCCCCGGAAAAACGCTCCCCGTCAACCACCAGGGCATTCACTGCGGGCAACCCGGCATACACGCAATAATCATACGCATCGCCCTCCAAAGGCAGCGTCAACTTCAACACGTCGCTGGTGGACAACCCCGCCGCGGACATCTCCTCCAGGACTTCCGGCTTCACCACCCCGGAAGCCACCCCGGAAAACTCCGCCTGGCACTCGGCAGCCTCCAGCGTACTGCCCTTGTCATGGACAACCTTAATCGTATAAAACCCGCTGGACGGAGCGGCGTAAACCTCCGTACTGCTCTTCCAAACCGTCGTAAACTGCGCATCTCCGGCAGACCAGGCCGTCAACCGAACCACCGCGCCCTCACCCATCCCGGACAAAGCATTCCCCGTCACATTCACGTCAAACCTCGCCCCGGCGGGCCAAAAATCCGTTCTCATGCCGCGGGCGTCCAGCGTCACGGCCCCGGACTTGCGTGGCTCCGTCCAGGCAAACCGGACCGTCTGTCCATCCTCCAGCGCGTCAGCGGGCATCCCCCTGGGCGTCACGTCAATTCCGTTGCTGCCCAGCGTCAGCACGGCGGACGCCCCCGGAACCTCCACCTCATCCACCCACACGCGGCTTGCCTTGATGGAAGACGCCGTACAGGTCAGGAAATGCCGCAACGCCGGCGTGGCGGGAACCGAAAACCGCTGTATGGAAGCAGGCCGGGAGCCGGAACGCAGCCGCAGCACCACATCCTTCTTATAAGCATCCACCACCAGCTTATTCCCGCAGCTGTCCGGAGGAAACCCCTGGCTGGGATCGGAACCGCTGGAAAGCCGGGACTCATACAACATCAGGCGCAAATAACACTCATCTTCGCTTTCGTCCCCGGTAATCTGCAAATTGGATGCCGCGTCAACCATGGAAGTGGAGGAACCGAGCAGCTGCCAATCCTCATTCGGAAAACGCCGCTCCACGGCATACGTGCCGTACCACTCCTTATTGCACCAAAACTTCCATGTCCCCTTGCAGGTAATCGTATTGGAATGGCAAATCACGCCCTTATGAAAATGCTCCGGATAATCCGCCGGAGACGTCAGGCCGTCCACGAAATCCTCCGCCCCGTTAAAATCCCTGTCGCACGTCCACCAGGACCAGTAACTCCCCTCATTGATACACAACTTCTTGCCCGCGGCATAGGAAGAAGCCGCCGTAAACGCTTTGGCAATCACCCAACCCTGGCGAACCACGGCCCCCGTGCTGAACCCGGTCTGCTGGGGCACCGTCACCTGGACGCGCATCACATCCCCCTCGTTAACCGCCGCGTCCGGATCGGACGCATGCTCCCCGAAAGACACCCTGTAACACCCCTCATCCAACGTCAGGCGCACCGGAAAATCCCGGAACTCCTCATACCGCCAGGGGCGGGCCTTAAACTCATAGGGAGCCAGGGAAAACGCGCCCTCGTCATCCCGTCTCAGCACCATCAGCTCATGCGTGGGGCAGGCCAGAAACAGCATGCTGTTCACCTGCTTGTGGCGCAGGGCGGAAACATCCGCCGCCGTCCACACGGAAGGCAGGGAAGCAACTACATCCCCCTCAACGGACAACACGCGCAGCAGGGAAGGAGCCACCTCCACAAGAAAACGGTCATTGGTGGAATAAACATAGGGAAGAAGAATGGAACCCTCCAAAGCGGCGAACATCCTCTTCATCCCGTGCCGGCGTGAAACTCCCCCTGTCTGGGAAACATCCACATTCTCCAGAACGGACGCCCCGCGATGATAAACATCCAGATCCGGCCGCGCGGCAATCCCGGGCGAAAGCTCGCCCCCATTAAAGGAAATCCTCTTCATTTCCTTCCAATATAGGTCATGGCGTTCTGCTGGGGCAAGTTGGCGAGAATCAACGTTTCTTGCCCGAAACGGCAAAAAAAGGGCCGCCCCATGCAGAGACGGCCCTATGGACAAACCAACGGAAAAAACTACTGGATGCCGTAAGCAATAGCAAAAACAAGCTTCTTGCCGGCGGTCACTGCCGGAGTTCCGCCCACCTTCGCATAAACCATCGTCGCGGCATCCACCGGTCCCGTGGAAACCGCCTGGGAACCCTTCGCCAACTGATAAGTCCCGGCGGCGGTTACGGTCAGGGAGGCGGAAAAAGCATCCGCCGTTTCCTGCGTTCCCACGGTCAGCTGCAGCGTCCCCACGCCTTCGGAAATGACATGGGAAAGCTGGGGCAGCACGCGGGCTCCGCAGGGAACATTGCAAATGGCGATCAGGTCATCGGCCGCCAGGGAAGCGGGCATCGTGAACTCCGCCGTAGCCACATGGACCCCGGCGCCGGTATGGATGGCCGCAAGCTGCGGCACCGTCGGCAGGCCGGTCCGATCCGCAAGGGCAAGCTGTTTTTCTGCAATAACTGTTTGATACGTTGCCATAATCAATAAAATAAAATGTATTGTTATCCTAATTAAGAAAGCTGCTTGCACTTAATCTGCACAAACGCCTCTTCGCGCATACGGGTGGCTCCCATAATCGTCTTCAGGCCGATCTGGATCGTGTCCTCCTTATCGGTGCGCTTCTCCACCGTCACCTTATTCTGCTTCCAGGAGCCGAAATACAGGGAATTCTTCATCCACATCGGGCAGATGATATTCCCGTCCTCGTCAAGCGGCAAATTGGGAGCAATGATAAACTGAATGCCCATGATGGGATCCAGGGTGCCGTTCGTCTTGCGCAGGGAGGAAAAACCGAAATCCGCCTTCTGCAGACGCTCGTCATTGATCAGAGCCTCGCGCATGCGGGGAGTAATCGCGCAGCACACCTGGTCGCCGTAGGCATTGGAAGCATCATCCAGTATGCCGTTTTCCTGCAGCAGCGTAATGCCCCGGTTCAGCTTCTCAATCGTCAGCGGGCAATCCTTGGCCGTGCCGCCGGTATAATCGGCCGCCACCACATTATCCTCCAGCAGTTCCAGCTGTTCCATGCCGTCATTCCCGGCAAACGCCGTGCCGAAAATACCGCCCTTGGACGGCACATACGAACCTCCCTGCTTCTTCAGTCCGAACAAAACATCGTCCATCTTGCGGGCGGCCGCGTACTTCAGCGCGTTAATCGTCTGCGTCACGGGAGCATCCAGGCCGTGCAGGAAAATATCGTCATCCTCATCATAGCCCAAATGCTTCGAAAAACTCACCGGAAGCATCCGGCGCTTGAAATAATCAAGCTCGTCCAAAACAATATCCTGCATCCGGCCCTGCTTCTCATTCAACTCCGTGGAGCCGACAAAGCTGAACTCCTGAAGCTTGCCCGTCAAGCCGGACTTGATCACGCAGAAACGTTCCAGGCGGGACGTTGCCTGCTGAACCTGCTCCTGCCACTGGTTATCGTAAGTCTCCTGATAAAGATCGGAGATGGGTAAAGTGTAATTACTTGGCATGCTTCCATCAGGGGACAGAAACCGCACATTTGCAAGTTGCCGAGTGTCAATTCAGTTGCAGAATCTCCAATTCGGCCTCTTGTCTCTGTCATACAGGCATTACAGAAGTATTACAGATTGAAGTAAATTACTCACAAAAAAATACTTAACACCCACTCTCTCCGCCAAACTTCTTTTATGCCGGGCGCAAGCCATGCCTGTTTTCACGGAACAGAAAAAGGCAGGCGAATACGACGGCCGCCCCGGCATTCCCGGAACGGCCCTGAGTGCCTTATTGATCCTTCCTCCTGCCTAA